ATATAGCTATCACCGAAGACACTTACAACCTTAGCCTCTACGAAAACACTCTGCCAGGTAAAACCGTACTTTATGCAGTTAGAAACGGCGTATGCGTCTGGGGCGGAATAATCTGGGGAAGAACTTACAGCCTAGTTGATAAAGTTTTGTCGGTTACAGCAGCAGAGTTCACTAGCTATCTATCTCATCGAGTTGTCTGGAAGACTTGGAATAGCTCCTACGAGGCCACGGCCGAGGTAGTTGAAGATACGCTTACTGTCACTCTAAGCGGCGGACAGTACAACTTCTCCGTTGGCGAAGCAGTCTATCTCTACTGGATTAAAGACTATACAAAGTACAACGGCTATTTTGAAGTGCTGACTGCAGGGCTGACTGATGACGATAGATCAGTAATTACAGTGCCAGCTACTTATGTGGACGATCAGGGCAACGAAAAGACTATACCGGAGATCGCCATTGGCGCAGACAACCCGATCACTGTAGAAACTAGACAAGACACTTATCAATTTGCTCAGGACCTACTGAGAGAATTGAATACTGACCTGTTTGACTTTGACTTTGCAAACGATGCAATCCGCCCAGGCATAGATCTATTTAATGAGATAAGCAAGATTAGTAGGTCAAACAACATAGCCACCGTGACTACGCTCAAGAAGCAAGAGTTAGTTCCAGGTCAAAAGGTTTCGATCGCTGACGTACAGGCTGATGCCTCGTTTAATGATAAAGAGGCAATTGTTTTGTCTATTTTGACTGACAAATCTTTTACCTATGCTAACTCAGGTAACAATGTTACCGAAGTATCAGAAGTGGATTTCCCTGAAACCATAACTAGCTACAAGCGTTATGGGAACATCGCAACCTTCGAGACATCTAATAGTCACACCTTCACCGAAGGCGACATTATTTACATTGAAAACGTGAGTGAGAGCTTTGATGGCTACCACACAATCTACGTGGATCCAGATGTTCAGCAGTCTGCTACCCAATTCCAGGTCGTTATGACCGGAGCTAACATAGCTAAAAGCTATACAGATAGCGGATCAACATCATTCCCTCCTACGGCAACTCGCAGGGCGTCCGCTACGTACGGAACCTTCGGTGAGTTCTCTACCCTAGGCGACATAGGTCTAGATTTAAGCTACAACGACGACTTCAGCTCTAAGCGAGAGGCTAACCCTTTAATTAGAGGCTTCGAACTAAAAACAATAGCCGAGATTTTTGAAGACTACGCCACTAAACCTAATGGTTTCGAGTACCGAGTCGACTGCGCTTACGACCAGGCCACGAACTCTTTCAAAAAATACTTCAAGTTCCTACCACTAGTTCCGGCTAGCTTAACCGCTTGGCTAGAGGAGCAAGAGACAGGATTCTCCGGGTCTATTCCGGCTAGTGCTTATGGCGCTACTACTCTAATTTTCGAATATCCTGGAAATGTCTTAGAGGCTGAATTCGAAGAGAATGCAGAAGATGCTGCAACTAGATTTTTTGTTCAAGGCAAGGACGAGAGACTCTCGTCTGACGCAAGCCAACCATACTCGGGCGCGTCCAACCACAAGCTATTGAGACAGGGTTGGCCAATCCTAGATGCGGTAGAGACCCTCGACTCGCCGGATGAGACTGTTCTCTGGAAACAGGCCTCTAGATTGCTTGAGGAGTCTGTGCCGCCAATTAGCACATTCACGATAGCTGTCAATGGCTCTGCTCACCCTAAGCTAGGAACGTACAGCCCTGGCGACTGGTGTTCTGTGAAGCTTAACGATGATTTTGTTTCCTTGAGAGCAGACAGCTACTTAGAGCAAGACTATGGTTCGGATAACGGTGTTTTAGTTAGAAAGATTGTATCTTACGATGTGTCTGTTCCAGATAGCCCGGGGTATCCGGAAGAGGTATCTGTAGAGCTAATCACAGAGCCGTCAATCCCTATCTCTGGAATTACAATTATTGATGGAAAGGTGACCATCTAATGGGTATTCGTAGACGTCGTAAAAAATTAACGACTCTAATGAGCAGGCTCGACCAGAGAGTCAAATCTGTAGAGCTTCGTCCAATAAATCTACTAACCGAGTCTCAGGTAACTGCTGCAGTTGCAACTGGTGAAACCACCACTGGCCAGGATCCTACAACTGTAATTGCAATTGATGCTCCTAAGTTCGTTAAAGTCGTGGATGCAATTGCGTACCCTAAAAAGTACACTGGCTCTACTGACCTAGTAGAAATCTACCTAGAAGCTGATCTAGAACTATCTAATGGTGACCGGCTAGAAGTTAGCGGTATTCACGGCACTGCGGATGTAAATATTGACGTGGACGGCGATAACTTTAAAGTCCTAGGCACGGATACGCCACCGTGGACCGGAAGAACACTGACTTCCGGAAAACCAAGACACGACCCTACTACCACTACTTGGTCAACGGTAACTAACACTTACACTTTTCAGCCAGAGACAGCGGCTCCAACTACTTGGACTAGGTATTACAGACTTCAGACCCGAAAAAAGGTAGACTCTTACTCTATAACGGGCACAACGGTCACTCTGACGCTAAATAGTGCGCACAAGTTCCAAGCAGAAGACGTATTTTTTGTTGACATCTTCGCGGAAGATTCTAGGGCTTACGGCATCGATGGGTTGTTCAGGATTGATAGCGTCACTAGTAACACTATTGTCTACACTTTAGATGCTGGTGGAGTTGATACTCCAGTCCCAACTACTGTTCCGGATGCTGACGTTTACGTTTACCCGGTAGCTAAGAAATATCTAGCCGAGGGATCCACCTGGGCCGACAGCGCAAATAATAAGATTTACTACTGGAACGGTATCCGATGGATCGACTACTCGCTAGTTGCTGACCCAGTCCGAGATGGTGACCCGCCAGCTGCACCTACAAACCTTCAAATCACAAGCGAAGGTGTTGTTTCCACCAATGTGTCGTTCCCTACGGCTAAGGTAACCTTAAGCTGGACAGCTCCTACGCTGACAAAAGCCGGGGAACCGCTAGAAGACTTAATTGGCTACAGAATTAAATGGAGAAGAACCACCAGCGAGGACTGGCGCATCAAGGATGTTCCAGTAATAACTGCAACTTCTTACACTCTCGATGATGACGCTATTTTTGCTCAGGGTAAGCTCTACTATTTCCAACTTATAGCCCTGGATAGTGGTCAGCAGGAATCTGATCCAGTATCTAAAACCCACACCACTGCTATCAAGACAACTCCGATTTCAGCTGTTGGACCTACGGCACCAATCATTGAGTCCAAACTTGGAACTATGACAGTCAAGTGGAATGGTCTACTAGCTACCACTCCTCCGTCAGAGCCGCCTGCAGACCTTTTGTATCTAAAGATTCACAGGAGCACTGTATCTGGGTTCACTCCATCTGACTCTACATTAATTGCCACCATTTCCGCAGTAGCCAACAACTATGCCATCTTCTCGGATGTTCAGTACAACACTGACTACTACTTCAGATTTGTTGTATCTGACAGTAGCGGCGTCCAGAGCTTAGTCTCAGCTCAGAGCGCGGCTAGAGTTACTCCTCTAGTTAATACCGACCTATTGGTCGCGAATGTCCTGAACAGCTGGTCTTTTGCTGGAAACTTGATCTCTGCTGGTGCTCTAGCCAATGGGTCAATCAATGCTGCGTCACTGCTTGGACCTAACGTTGTGACTCAGAACGCCATCTCGGCTAACGCTATCGGTGCAAATCAAATTGCAGCCGGCTCTATTATTGCTGGAAAAATTGGTGCCGATGCCGTAACTGCTAACACCGTTGCAGCTAATGCGATCTCTGCTGGCGCAATCCAGGCTAACGCCATCGAGGCTGACAAGATTAAAGTTGGTGCACTGGATGGTAAGTTGATTACTGGTGCAACAGTTAGAACATCTAACACCAACCCTCGCGTTGAGATGAACAACACCGGACTTTACGCCTACAATTCTGGCGGCGGTCTAACATTCAGAATCCTTAGCAGCGACGGATCTGTTTACATCGCTAGCGGTGTTCAGATTGGTGGCTACGCAACTAGTGGTCAACTAGACAGCGTCTCTACTACCGCGACTACTGCTAGCTCTACAGCCAACGCAGCCAGCAACACCGCAGCCAATGCCCTTAGCACCGCTAGCGGCAAGTTGGGGCCAGGCCAAGCAGCTGCAGACGTTAATGCGTATCGCGACACCACAACTATTGATGGTGGTGCAATCACTACTGGAACTCTAGACGCCAACAGAATTAAAGCAGACTCGATTCTCGGTGGAACTATGAGAACCGCTACATCTGGTGCTCGAATAGAAATTCGAGGAGCTAACAGCGCTGCCCCTGGAATCGTTGGATATAAGGCTAGCGGAACAGCCTTCAGGCTTTATTCGAACGGTATGGCGTACCTAGACGACGTTATTGCCGACACTATTACCGTTGGATCTGGCGGAACTGTTACTGGTGGAATTATTCGCACATCTGCTTCAGGCCAAAGAGTGGAAATCAGGGGCGACACTGACAGTGTTCAGTTTAGAGATACCTCTGGCTTGTTGCGCGGTGAAATAGAAGGTATCGGCACTGGACTCTTCCTCAGTAGCGGTGCCTTAACTGGCAGCATGACCGTTGGTAGCGGTGTCCAGCTAAATGATAGTAATGGAACTGTCGCATCTTTTACTAACTCTGGGCAGCTGCTAACTATTGTAGGGACTACAACTAGCGCTGCCAACATGAGGCGAAACGATAATAGGACAGCAATTCAAGTTGTAAGTTCGGATCGTAGGGTTAAGGAGTCAATAACTCCAATTAGCCAGGGTTTGTCCGTTGTGTCCCAGCTGCAGCCTGTAACCTTCAATAGCAAGGTCGACGAGACGGATAAGCTTTTTTCTGGGTTTATAGCCCAGGATGTCGCCAATGTGCTCCCAATATCCGAGTTCACCGTGGTAGATGAAAACTTGGATATGGTACCTAACATGGACGGTGCCGATTCTTTAGGTTTCGACACTGACCCTCTTCTAAGCCTGAACCATATAGAGCTAATTCCCTACTTAACAAAAGCAATACAGGAGCTCTCTGAAAAGAACGCTCAGTTGGAAGCCAGACTAGAAGCATTAGAGGGTAATTAGTGTATAAGGTAAAAGACGGAGATAGGACCCTTCAATTCGAAGGAACCCTATTAGCTAAGTCAACTTCCGAGAGACGTGATGCGTATCGATGGATTGAGTTCGAGCTGTACAAGACCGAAAGCGGCTCTTACGTACTTTCCAGGATTGGCGTATCTCTGATTTTTCATGGGGCAGCTTGTCCAATGGTTAAAAAGTATAAGTTGTCAGAAGCCCCCGCTTCCGAGCTCAACCAAAAGGCATCACCGTGCATTGAGTGCGCTCCTGATCACAGCCTTGATTTAGTTTTCCCGGAGAAGTATAGATTCTGGGCTACTGTTACTACAGATCCGTCGTCTATATTGGACTCTCTATATAAATACGATGAAGTTTCAGACAACTTCTACCTGACCTCGGTAGCGCAAAGATTAGTGGCTCAAGCGTCTAAAGTTGACTCTGCATTAGCAGACGTGTACAATGTGGAGATAATCCCTTAACACGAACAGAAAGACAAAATGACAACAGGACTAGAAGGAGTTCAGCTCCACCTAGTCGATAGTGTGGCTAAGGCCGCAGAATTTATGTCATGGTTGGGCGAAAGACGTCCGCTAAATGCTATTGCTATCGACACCGAAACTGGAGAACTTCCAGGCAACCCTAGAAAAGATGCGCTATCGCCTTGGCACGGCCAACTGAGGTTGGTTCAGGTCGGTGACGGTCAGACTGGTTGGTCAATTCCTTGGGATCACTGGAAGGGTGTCTTTTACAGTGCCATGGATAAATTTGATGGTCCGCTAGTTTGTCACAATATTGCTTTCGAAGCTAAGTGGTTTGAGATTCAATCAGACTGGTCGATCCCATGGCACCGTGCCCATGACACGATGATTATGGCAAAGATTATCGACCCGCTCGGGACTGGTGCCCTTAAAAAACTTACAGAACAGTACGTAGACCCAACGGCGGCAGCCTTGCAGTCGATTCTGGATTACGGGCTATCCGACAATGGCTGGACCTGGGGCACAGTGCCAATTAACTACGAGCCTTATTGGTCCTATGGTGCGCTAGACACCGTCTTGACCATGCGCTTATTTGAGCGCTTCTGGGATAAGACTGGTCCGGGCAAGCCCTACAGCATCCCCTACGAGCTGGAGATGAATACTCGTAGAATAACAACCAAGATGGAGCTCAACGGTGCGCGTCTGGATCTTGACTACTCCAAGAAAAAGTACCAAGAGCTTATTGACTACACTGACCAGGTGGCTCAGTGGGCTAAGGGCAACTACGGTCTATCTATTGGAAGTAATCAGCAACTAGTTCGTCAGTTCGAGGCGCTCAATGTGGAGATTACCGAGCTAACTGACAAGGGTCAAAAGTCTGCATCCAAGGATCAGCTAAAGCTAATCTCGCGTGACGGCAGCGCGGAGGCTAAGCAGCTCGCAGACACCACTCTTAAGTATCGTCAAGCTTTGAAGCTAGCCAACACCTATTTCGCTAACTTCATCAACGACAACACTGACGGATTCGTACACCCATCTATCAACACAATGGGTGCTCGCACTGGGCGCATGTCTATCCAGAACCCTGCGCTACAAACTCTTCCTAAGGGTGACGACACTGTTCGCCGTGCATTCCTCCCGAAGGACGATGACCACGTAATTATTACCTCTGACCTTGACCAGGTTGAGTTCCGTATGTTCGCGTCGCTGTCACAAGACCCAAACCTTATCCAGCTATTCCTACGCTCTGATGCTACGGGGTCTGACCCGTTCACTGAGATCGGTCGAGAGGTCTACCAGGATCAATCCATGGTTAAATCTGACAAGAGACGAAACCTGATAAAGGGTGTAGTTTACGGTCGTCTGTATGGTGCAGGAGTATCTAAGCAGGCGCTTACTGCGGGAGTGCCAGAGGAGCAGATGCGTGCCGTATCAAACGCATTCGATGAGCGTTACCCCGGCATGCAGCGTTTCCAGAAATATGTCGAACAGACTGGCTCTACCAGATTGGAAGCCGAAGGACAAGGCTATGTCCACACATGGACTGGACGTAGGATCCCCTGCGATGAGGACCGCGTCTACACTCTTGTAAACTACCTGATTCAGGGTGGAGCGGCTGAAGTCTTTAAGTCAAACCTGGTAAAACTTGATCAAGCAGACTTGACTGACTTGCTAATCGTCCCGGTTCATGATGAGATCGTACTTAACGCACCTAGAGAAGATGCGGAAGAGATTAAACAACTTGTTAGGAAGTGTATGACAACCACGGACAACTGGTCGGTCCCGCTGACTGCTGATGTTGATGGACCGCTAGAAAACTGGGGAGCCAAGTATGTCTAAATATGTATTGTCCTTGGACCCAGGCAAAATAACTGGAGTTGCACTACTTAGAATCGAGCAGGGATCGGATCCAGTTTTAGAGAATTCTTGGGAGCTGGAGCAGCATGAAGTTGCAAAGATTGTCCGAGAAGTAATATGGAACCCAACCATCAAAGACAACATAGACATTGCATGTGAGCGTTTTGTTATCAATGCTCAGACTGTGCGTAACTCTCAGGCTCCATACTCGCTCGAAGTTATTGGCATTTTAAAGCAGTGCTTGTTCGATATTGGTAAGTCTGGAGATGACATATATTTTCAGTCTCCAGCAAATGCGATGGCAATGTTTACCAATGAGAAGCTCAAGAAACTAGGCTACTGGCACCGTGGTGGCGCTGGCCATGCACTGGATGCAATCCGACACGCCCTACTGCGGGCAGTGAATTCAGGCTGGAAACCTGTAGGATTGCTAAAAGATTAAAATATTATCAAAAAACACTTGCACTGGTAGTTTTTTCTGATAATATAGATATAGCAACAGATTGGAGACCCTAATTGGGCGTTTTTGTAGAACTTGAGGGTGAGCACATCATCATCAACGCCGAATGGCGATTGAAAGAAGTTTGCCGTGCTCTTCCTGGATCCAAGTGGGATTCGGATAAGAATGTTTGGCGTATCCCTGTCTCATGGACTGGATGTCTATCACTTCGCTCGACGTTCGGGCAGCAGCTAGAAATCGGGCCTAAACTTGCCGAGTGGGCTAAGAACGAGAAGTCTACGAGAATTGACCCGTCTAACTTCCTAAGGGAAGTGGAGACTATGGATGATGGCGATGCAGACTTGTTCCCGCACCAGCGTGCTGGCGTAGAATTCCTATCTACAGCCCGTAGGGCGTTGCTAGCGGATGAACCAGGTCTAGGTAAGACTGCTCAGGCTATTAGAGCCCTAAAGCGCCTACAGGACCGCGGAGAGCAGGTTTTTCCAGCCCTGATTATCTGCCCTAACACTCTAAAGACCAACTGGGAGCGAGAGTTTGACCGCTGGTGGCCTGGTATCGATGTTCAGGTAATTAAAGGTTCTGCAACTCAGCGCAGGAAAGCTTTCGACCACGAGGCCCAGGTCTACGTGATCAACTGGGAGTCGCTGCGCACGCACTCAAAACTTCTTTCTTACGGCTCTATTGCGTTAGCTAGATGCACCGAATGTGGTGGCCACGACTCTAAGATCACGGCATCTCGCTGTGAAGTACACCAGCGTGAGCTAAACACAATTGACTTCAAGGCAGTTGTAGCAGATGAGATTCACCGATCAAAGGATCCTAAGTCTAAGCAGACTCGTGCTTTTTGGGCAGCCTCTGGCAATGCTGATATCAGATTTGCGCTTACAGGTACTCCAATTGCAAATACCGTAGTTGACCTGTGGCCAATTCTTCACTGGCTAGACGCAAAAGAGTGGCCAAGCAAAACGAAATGGCTAGATCGCTACGTCAACACCATGATGAATGCTTTCGGTGGCCTGATGATCTTAGGCCTAAAGCCTGCTATGGAATCCGAGTTCTTTGCTGGAATCCATCCTCGCATGCGTCGTATGTTGAAGCAGAAGGTGCTCCCGTGGCTACCAGAAGTAATCAATGACCGCCGTGATGTTGAGATGGGTGCTAAGCAGGCTAAGGCCTACAAGCAGATGCTTGAGAACATGATTGCTGAACTTAATACCACCCCCGAGGAGCGATTCCATGAAGCTTTCGAGCAGGGCGAGACAGATATTGTTGTTGCACCTAACCCGCTAACTCAGACAATGCGTCTACTTCAGTTTGCTAGCTCGTACGGAACTATGGAACTTGTAGATGGACAAGAGAAAATGATTTTGTCAGACCCTTCTTGTAAGGTAGATGCTCTGATGGATGATATTGAAAGTGGAGACTTCGGTGACGACTCTGTGGCAGTATGCGCAGTGTCTCGCCAGCTCATCGAGTTGTTAAGTGCTCGTCTAACTAAGGAAAAGATTGCTCATGGGCTTATCACTGGCGCTCAGAGTGGCGATGAGCGTCAAAGAGCTATTGACGACTTCCAGGCTGGGCGCACAAAGTGGATTCTTTTCACGGCTCAGGCTGGTGGTGTTGGAGTTACCTTGACAACTGCACGTCGACTTGTTATGCTTCAAAGACCATGGTCACTTGTAGATTACAAGCAGGCCCTGGACCGAGTTCACCGCATTGGCTCTGAGATTCACGATTCGATTCTCATTACTGACTACGTGACCGAGGGAACGATTGAAGAGCGAGTAATTGAAGCACTAGATGGTAAGTCAGAGAACTTCCAGCAGGTAGTACGCGACAAGGAACAGCTCCTCAAGCTACTGAACGACAACAAGAAAGGACTGTAATGACAGATCCAATCAGAATCTCTAACTCAGAGATTCAAACCTTTAAAGACTGCCGTCGCAGATGGTGGCTTACGTACTACCGCAGAATGCGTCCTAAGGTCACAGAATTCACTGGAGCACTAGCTCTAGGTTCTAGGATCCACGAGGCCCTGGACAGGCACTACTCGACCGGTCAGGACCTGCTAGAGGCTCACGCTGACCTAGTCAAAGAAGACATGAAGAAGCTAAACGATGAGTACAGAGATACCTCTGGACTGGAGGCCGATGCTGACTTGGGTCGAATCATGCTTGAGGGCTACCTTGAGTGGGTAGAGCACGAGGGCATCGACGCAGAGCTTGAAATGATCTCCACAGAAGAGATCCTTGAGCGTCCAATGATGGATGGCAAGGTTATCCTCCAAGGAAAGATTGACATGCGCGTCCGTCGCAAGATTGATGGCGCTCGTATGATCCGTGACTTCAAGACTGTTGGTGGCTCATTTGCTGACTTCGGCGCTATGGCTCACATGAATGAGCAGGTCAAAACTTACATGCTCCTAGACGAAGTCCAGGACAAGGAAGACGGAACTCGAACTGACGGAGCAATCTTTACTGTGCTTCGTAAGGTTAAGCGCGGCGCTTATGCTAAGCCACCGTTCTACGACCAGATTGAGGTTCGTCACAATAGGTTTGCACTTCGTGCCTTTCTAGAACAATTAGAAGGCACCCTCGAAGACATGCTTCGCGTCCGTGACGCGTTGAATGACGGAGAGAGTCACTTTAAGCACGTCTACCCTAAACCAAGCAAAGACTGCAAGTGGAAGTGTCAATTCTTCGCTATCTGCCCGCTGTTTGACGACGGCTCGGCAGCAGAGGCCGCTCTGAGCGACGCGTTTGTGTCATCCGACCCATACGGTTACTACGGAATTACAGAAGAGAAAGGAAGTGAGTAAGAATGTCGGAAGTCGATCGCAGTTTAACAATTATGGTTTATGGCGAATCGAAGGTTGGTAAATCAACCTTTGCCGTTACAGCACCTTACCCACGCCTAATGCTCGACGTTGAGGGTGGACACCGATTCCTACCTATCAACGTTAAGTATTGGGATCCGATGACAGAGGAACCACCATTGGCTGACGGAACTTGGGACACTGTTGTTGTCCAGGTCCGTGAGTACGACGTTGTTATGAAGACGTTCCAGTGGCTTCAGTCAGGTAAGCACCAGTTCAAGTCCTTGATTATCGACTCAATCTCTGAGTTGCAGGTCAAGTGCATGGACAACATTGCAGGAACCGAACAGATGAAGATGCAGCAGTGGGGCGAATTGCTTCGCCACATGGGTGCACTACTTCGTGACCTTCGTGACCTAACAATGCACCCGACACAGGCACTAGAGGCTGTCGTACTGACTGCTATGGCTCGTAAGGGTCAGGATGGCGTATACCGTCCTTACCTACAGGGTCAGCTAGCAATTCAGGCCCCGTACTTCTATGACATCCTGGGCGCAATCACGGTAGAAACTATGCCGAACCCAGACCCAATGCAGGCACCATATAAGGTGCGTCGCATGTATGTAGAGCGAACTCCAGACTATGAAGCTGGGGAGCGCGTGCAGGGACGTCTAGGTAAAGTAGTCGAGCAGCAAGACCTTGGGGTCGAACGCATGCTGGATATCGTCTTCGGTGAGAAGAAGGCAGAAACAACAACAACAACAAAGAAAACTAACTAAGGAAAATAAATGACTACTGTCAATTTCGCAGACCTAGTAAAGCAGGCAGGCACTGCAGCAACTAGCAACAACTACGCACCACTACCAGACGGCGACTACGACCTAAAGGTAATCGAAGCGCAGGCAACAACTACATCTACCGGCAAGTTGATGTTTAAGATCACCAACGAGGTTCAGGGTGGCGCACACGACAAGCGTCGCGTCTGGGACCAGCTTGTTGTGACTCAGGAAAACCCTAAGGCCATGAACATGTTCTTCATGAAGGCTACCGCAATGGGTCTTCCTACCAGCTACTTCGAGCAGAACCCGTCACCGGCTCAGATTGAGCAGGCACTACTCGGTCGCAGTTTCCGCGGCACACTGGGAGTCCGTACCTATAACGGTAACCAGAGCAACGAGATCAAGCGCTACTACCCAGCCACAGGAGCTGCAGCACCTGCTGCGGCCTCAGCGGTTAGCGCTCCTCCAGTAGCTGCTGCTCCAGCACCAGCTCCAGCACCGGCTCCAGCTCCAGCACCAGCTCCAGCTTCACCTGTAGGTGGCGCGGAGGACGCTCCATTCTAGTAGAATAACTGAGCGGGGTGGGAAACCACCCCGCTTTTTTCTAAGGAATAAAAATGAAGATTTTAATGACCGGTATGGCATCCGCCCATTGCTCGGATAAAGGCAATATGACCTTTTTTAGGGGGCTACTGAAGGCGTTCTCTGAGTTTGCTGAAGTAACTATATGCGAGCCTAATCTTTCTTGGACCAGATCCGACCTAGAGTCGTATGATTTGGTCGTAGTCGGACTGACACCTCCGACAGCGCTATCTGCTAACAAAATATATGGCGCACTGCACACATTGAATCTGCTTTACGAGTCTCCGAAACTTAGAGTTGTAGTAGATGGTCCTCAGATTTGGCAGTTTAAAAATAGCTTTAACTCTTTTATAAAGAATCCGCTTCAAATTTTTGGCGCAATGTATAGCTCTAGGAAGGACTACTCTATTGCAAAGGCTAAGTACTCTGAGTCAATAGTCGGTCTTGCTGATAAGTTAAAGTCAATTCCTTGGCCTAAGACGTATGTCCCGTTGCTTCCGTGGAGAACAGTTGAACAAGTTTCTGAAGCGACTGGCATCGTCCCGGCTTCTAGGGCTATAGGTGTACACATTGATCAATTTTTAATAGACAGACAATCTGTTTTAACTGCTACGAAGAATTCTTCATGGTCAGTAGATAACTATAAAAGTTCTTGGTGGACTTCCCTATCTAAGACACTCAGGCTTCCTGGTGTGCCGGTATCAAACAGTAAGAAGCCTCGTGATCCAGAGGTTGACCTCAGTATATCCAAGTCAATCGGATTAGTGGTGGCCCCCCAGGACCGTAAGGTCGGCACATGGTGGAGTTATAGATACATACAGGGTCTTAATTTAAACGTTCCAATTGTCACATATTGGCAGGACACAGCTGGGTTCGCGAATTCTTGGGCACAGCTGGCCTACCAAGTAGAAGATTTGGATCAATATGACAGGCAGGAGCTTGCTCGTAACCAGTTTAGGGATTATATGGATGCCCTACCTAGCACCAGTGAGGTAGTGACTATGCTACGAAAAGACCTGCTAGAATCTAATCAAGAGAGGATATAATGCCAGAAATTAATAGAGAATGGGTTGTTGAGCAGCTTCAGGCTGCCAAGGTTAAAGTCGGATCGGGTAAGGCTATCATGAAGCTTCTCGAAGCCTGGGAGACCATCCCAGAGCTGAGCGACAATATCAAGGACGAAGTTCTTAAGGTTTTCCCGCTTATTGCCCGTGGAGTTGTACTCAAGGTAGAAGAAGACGAAGAAGACTACATGTGGATTGCGCTCCAGCCGGGGCAGATCGTGGTTGGCGATATTGTACGTGTAAGAGCGGATGCTTTTACTGACAAGCTCGGTCCACTACACAATGGACGTCGCGGTACAGTAGCTGCAATCCGTTATGGCGATGTCATCTTTAACGATACTGACGGAAAGAAGCCAGAACTTAAGGGCGTCCACTACTCGCCGTACAAGCTAGAAAAGCGCGTAAGAAAGGCCAACTAATGAGAACTAGCTTTGAGCTGAAGATAGTTGCAACAGACCTGCAAGAAGCCAAATCTATTGTTAGAAAGCAGCTTTCAGAGTTTCTAGATGTTGCCCCGGACGAGGTGGAAGAGAAGGTTTCATTAGAGTTTAAGGTCTCATACCCTAAAGCAGAGACTGTATCCGAGATTGAAGAAACTGTAGCATCTAAGGTGTTCCAGATTACAGTATTTGGGTCTCTAAAGCAGAGTGTTGTAAAACCTTTCGGTCTATAGTTGACAAACTATACAAATACTGCTAACTTTTAGTTATGCAAACATTTGTACCGCTGCTAGGCTCAGCAGACACAGCCGAAGTACTAGACCGAGCACGCCTAAATAAGCAAGCTTTGGAAGGTTGGCAGATTCTTATGAATCTAGTTCAACTGGACCCGCAGGGTAACCATCGAGTATCTAAGGGCTGGTCTAACCACCCGGCCGTAAAGATGTGGCGCGGCCATGAAGGTGCTCTAGTGTCCTATATCCTCAAGATGACCATCGAATGGGAGAAGCGTGGATACAAGACCACTATTGGAGAAAAGACTCTGACCACATACGTGCAGGCAATTAAGCTTGGTCGTATAACTAAAGAAAACCACAGGTTGCCTGCTTGGATGAAGGATAAGAAACTTTTCGATGAGATCGCTGCCAGTCACAGAATGGCGCTGCTAAATAAAGACTACGAATGGTACTCGCAGTTTGGCTGGCCAGAAGACACCGGACGTAGGCCAGAATCTTACGACTATATCTGGCCTGTAAAGTAAAATTGTAATTTACGGTAAGGTTACTACTCAACATAGTTAGTTTTGTAACTATGAGACGTAAAAAAGTTGTATCCGAACCCGTTTGGATTATATGGGAGGGCGAAGACTTCCCACGAACACTTCACTCTGATTCCGTTGTTTTTTATATCAACGAGCATGTGTACCTAGATGACGATGATTCAGCTATGCGTTCTCTAGTGAAGAGCCTACTTAGAGAAGGCATATCCACGTCTATGGGCAACGGCTACCGCCTGGTAGAGAGCTCTACAATATCAAGAGCTGGCTATAGGTATGACGAGGGTGACAATATCGTCCCTATCTACTGTGACGACAGCGATCCTGATCTAGACTATGATGCCACTTTTGTGGAGGTCGCTTATGTGGACTAATGGACCGGATTGGCACGAAGATGCCGAGTGCGCTAAGCCAGAAAATTTCGACAAGATAGACAACTTCTTTGCAAATAAGCCTGCTCAGCAGTGGGAGGCTAAAAAGCTATGCAATAGCTGCCCTGTAAAGCGCGACTGTGCAAAATGGGCGTTAGATAATAAGCAGATCTGGGGAATCTGGGGCGGCCTAGACTCTGGTCAAATTAGAAACACACTTTCAGTCAATTGGGACGGACAAGAGATGAGATATAAAAGATTCCCTCTGTGCCCTAGTTGTAGATCAAAAACAGACAAACTACAAACAGCAACTGTTGAGCGCCCTGATGGCGGCCGCTGGGCGACAATGAGAATTGTTAGATGCTTGGAGTGTAAGTTCACTTGGCAAAGTAGAACAAGCGCTAATGCGGTTGATGCATTTCACACTATTAACTCTAAAAAAGAAGAGAATTAATTTTCTTTAGTGTAAAACTTCATATTAGCTACTAGCCTAGGATTGTCTGGATCTAGGTCTAAAGCGGTAGTTCCATAAATTCTAGCTTCTTCCACTTCACCTAGATAGTAAGAAGATATTGCAGCCAAGTCCCATGGAAGATAGCCCCAGGCGAAGTCCTCACAGAGAAAGTCCATAGGCTTCTCTTCTATTTCTAAGGCTTTGCGAGCAAAATGTAAGCACGACGCCCACGATTCAAGCTCGTAAAAGTGCTGAGCTAGCTCCACTAAAGGCTCTCTGCGTCCTGGAGCTTGCATGTAAGCCTTGAGTAGCCAGTCTTCTCGATGCTCTACTTCGATTTTTGCCAGATACCTCATCGAAGCCGCTCTTTCTGGTGGCCAGACAGCCCTAGGAAGATCTAGATGGCGTTTAAACTCTTTGGCCGCAGCTTCATAGTTTCTGTAGAAGAACAGCTCTCTAGCGTAGTAATACGCATTTCTATCGTCATGAGGGTCCTCCTCTGTGGATAGCTTCAAAAGTGGAAGGTATTGCCCTCTAGATTTTGTATTATCCGGGTGGTGATGAAGCTCCAGCTTAGTCCATACTTGCTTCTCTACAGTATTGCCGTAAGGAATTATGACTTCATGAACTGGATGTTTCCACCTATACCCGTGTCGTGCGTGGATCTTATCTCCACCAAATGTTGTTGCTGGAATCGTTTGAGCTTGGTCTTTCCAATTCCAGGTGTAGCTATATCTAATTCTAGTAGCGCCCTGGCTAATGGCGGTTTCGATCTCTTCTCGCCATCCCGGTAGGAGGATCTCATCCATGTCGAGCTGCACACACATGTCTATATCTGCCGGAAGAGCAGCTAGGGAAGCATTCCTAGCGTCATCAAATCTCCATGGTTTGATAGAGACGTCTATTACATTAATCCCAAGCTTAATTGCAGTTTCTCGGCTACCATCTGTGCTACCTGTATCTGCAATTAAGAGATAGTCAGCATCTTTAGCACTTTCGTACCAGCGTTCTACAAACTGCTCCTCGTTTAGCGCAATTGTATATACCGCTATCTTAGACACGTCTACCCCACTGGACTAAATTCCAACCACGCTCGTGGACGTAATAGATTCCCACTTTTATAACAGTCTCCCAGAATGCGATAAGACCGGAAAGTTCCGCACTGCCGGTGAGTACAAATGCTACAGCAAAAGATGAGAGAGTTCCCCAAATTCTATAGCTTAGGGCTTTCACAAAAGATCTGGATTTAGTTACCTTCATAGCCCGAGCTCCTCGCGTTTCTTAGTCGCCGATACTTCTTGCATCTCAGGGCTTAGCTCGATCTTCTCGATCTTGTAGCCAACGTCTCTGCCGTACACGATGTTAGTGATGTTAGGTAGCCTAAGAATTAAGGTCCCCACTCGTTCCTTGCTATTTTGACGTATGTATCCGACAACTTCATCATGAGTGAGCGGATCTTTTTCCGAAGTGCCGTGCGTATCCCTAATGCCCAGTAGAACTTGCTCTGTTCTTTTGTGTGCTTCATCTTTTAGTGCCTCGTGTCCCTCGTGCCAAGGTTGGTACCTACCTAGCATAAGTGTTGTAGGTGCTTTCCAATCAATCAGACTGGTTTTCTCTAAGATTCTATTTTTCTCTTCTTCTAGCGATAGCCCGATAGTAATTTCTAGATCATATTCGGCGTTAGCGGGTACTTGCCAAATGGAGTTAGTATCCTCGAATCTACCTTTATCTAGCCTATTTACCCAAACCCTGAGGTCGGCTGCGCCAAATGCTGCTCGTGTTTCCGGGGTTGGGTTGATGAAATCAACAACCACGATTCTACCTTGACTAGCTAGCAGTCTAGACATCGCCCCTAATCGTCTGGCTTGCTCTAATCTATCCTCGATTGAAAATCCCAAGTCCGAGCTCAGGTCGGCTCTTACCTGGTCCGCGTTAAGGTGGATAGCGTCAACATGATCCAGGAGTTTTTCTGCTAAAGCTGTCTTTCCTGTTCCAGGTAGCCCGTACAGTAGAATTATCAAATTACACCCTCTTGTGCCTAATCAGGTCTTGGTATAGGCTGTCCAGATACCCGAGCCTGCGAGTATACGATATAGATTCTAGTATCGATTCCGCAAGGTCATTGTGCTTAGAGACCTCCCTCGGCAGGTGACCTCGCTCTAAGTATTGCTTTGGGCCCATTCCATCCTTGCTAGATTTTTCTAGCTCTAACTTTACCTTATCTACGCTTAAAGGGGTCTTTGACTTTAACTCTTTTAGGGCTGGATTTTTAGCCTCTAAGGCAGAAATTATTTCTGATTCTTTTGATGTAATTGAGTCGAAGTCGACAATAAAAAATTCTCTGGGGGATGTTAGTACAATCTCCCAGAGTTCGGTTGCTTCATCTAGTAGTGATTTAACTACAGGAGGTGTGAGCCGTTGATCTGATAATCTCCAAATTAATTGCGACTTTAAGGTATCCCTAGGTGGTCGAGCAGCAAAAACAAATTCATCGCAGTTAAAAATTCCGTTAACTCTATTTTGATGAATCCCAGGGTTGTGGCTCTTATCTATAGATACCTGCGGCGTGTACTCGTTTTCTATTGAATATTTTAAATAAGTGCTGCCGCTTCTAGCTAAACTTCCAACATATATGTTGAATTTATAGAAATCCTTAAAAAAATCTTTTTCCACCCTATACGCCCATTACTGAAATGAAATCTCTAGGGGAGTACTCTCCGCCAATAATCATAGTGAGTAGCCCGGGCTTTGATTCCATACCAGCTCTATCGCGGAACCACTCGCTACCTGGGTCAGTGGTCGGGGCTTGGAGCCACAGTCGCTCACCGATGTCCATAGCTCTAAAGTTGTGGAAGTGTCCTGAAATCCAAACGTCAGCTCCGCCCAGAGCTGTCTGCCCCGCTGCTTGCTGTGATAGATACTTCATGACATTGTTTTGATTTGCTTGATGTCCATGGAACAGGCCTAGCATTGTGCCCTGAATGTCTATAGTCAGGGTTTGATGCCCCGAGCTTGGGTATCTAAATTCTACGTGCGATAGCTCCGGGTTCTCGGCGCAAATATCTTGAACTGCAGATGCAATCTCCACGTTCCAGCCGTCAGCCGGGTCCGCTGCAACCTGACGAGTCACCTCGTCGTGGTTTCCATTGATTACAGGAACAACAAGTCTGTCGACTAGAGGTGCAAGTGCCTTTATCTGCGCAAGCAAGAGACGACGTGCGACTCTAGTTTGCTCCGTTAACCCTAAGTCAGATGCTGCTAGTCCTTGGAGTCGTCCGCCTTGGCTGACGTTTCCTTCCACGTGGTCGCCGAGTAGCGCCAAGCATATAGTTCCAGGAGAAATACCAGCCTTTTTATAAGCTTCAAATCTGTTCACCGCCTTCTCTGTCAAAGTTAAGATTCTGTCTATTGATTGCTCTGTGCCAGCTCCATTAGCCTTTTTACCAATCTGTTGGTCTGCGGCTGCAATCAAAAAAGCGCCCTCGCCGGTAGACTTCTTTATGCCTTTAGCTGGACGCCACTTCTTTAGCTGATCTGCTAATTTCTCTACATCTAGTTGATCTCCAACTGAACCTGTCGCTGGTACTAGGTTTACACGGACTGACTCTAGCCAATCACCATCATGTTTCTGCCACTTACCTCTACGCATAGAGGTTACACACCACTCCTGAGCGCTGAGGCCAAACTCTTCTAGCACTGTAGAGGCGTCTGTAACTTCTCCCGCAGCTCTAGGGGTACCTACTACAAACCCGCCCCTGGCTGTGTCCAAGTCCATTCGTGGACGCCAGTCTTCTGGTGTTTTTGTTACTCTAACGTCAGATCCGCTTTGACCTGGTGAACGTAATTTTTCTAATTTCTCTGACAGGCTCATGAGTCTCCCTACTTTAGCCTATTGCATGAACATGTACCACGACGGTGTCTATCTACAGCACTAGCACTTACATCATAACCTTCGTCACGCAGAGCCTGTGAGAGTCGGATGTTCGGCACATGGTCCTCGTCAAGTGGCCTAGAATTAATAATCTTAATAAAGGCGTCTACATCATCCCGCGTGAGTTTTGGGTCTAAGGTAACCTGCATCAATTTACAGATGAAGGTATTGTGATAGGTTTCTGTAGCTGCACGAAGGCGTTCAGCTAGAGCCATGGTCTCTCCTTAAATTAGAGCTTAAGATTATGCTACTACACACATGAGCAAATCATGCAATATTTTTTGAAATATTTAGGCGATGTCTTACTGCTCTGAAGATTCTTTATTTTCTGCTTCTGTAGGTTCTTCTACTAGATCGCCAGGTGCTTGCCCCATGTCGGTTTCAATCTTCTTTAGGATGTTCTGTCGTTCCTGGTTTATCTCAAGCATGTTGGCGAACTGACCAGAGAAGTTGTAGTCACCCGAGTGCGTGATTCGCACCCATGGTGCTGACCAAACCTCGCCGCCCTGGGCCTGCCACATTCTGCATAGGGCGTAGTCTTCAGATAGGAGTATCTGATTCTCGTCGACAAAAGTGGTGAAGTACTCCGTCACCATCCCGCCAAATTCGATTCCGGTGTTGCCGACGTTGTTGTTCTTATATTGCTTGCAGTACGGCTTTAGGTCTTCAAATACTTTTCTGGTCAAGAAGAGCATTCCAGTACCAATATCTTTTACCTTGAATGGCTGGTCAACTTGAAACTTCTGCTCTTCATCTAGAAAGTTAAGTGCAAAATGCCCCGAGTACGCCTCTAGATTTTCCTTATTCAGCTGAGCCGCCAACCGTACGTTCTCCCAGTTGATGCCCTTCATCGGGTAGATCGCACCAATAAAGTCTTTTCCACACTCGATCATTTTTACGACGTCATCTGCATTCCAACCATGGTCCGCGTCAATGAATAGCAATGCTTCACAGTCAGAGTTCATGAACTTGTGGGCAAGAGTGTTTCTTGCTCTAGTAATCAGGCTTTCGTTTCCCACTGTGGTAGTAGTTATCGAGTGTCCGGCTTGGCTTAGCTTTACTATTAAGTTTTGTAGGGAGATAGTGTAGTTATTTTTAGCGATTCCGCCATACATTGGTGTTGCAATAAATAGTTTCATGTCTCTCCTAGATGCTTACGTTCGGGGTTGCATATTTTACGTGCTGGCTAAAGTCTACCACGGGGGCCTGAGGCACCTCTCTAGGCATCATTATGTAGCCCTTTAGTATGGCCCTAGTTCCTGTACCTTCAACAATTAAGCCTCTGTCGGCAAGTTTTCTAGTGAAGCCAATCTGCGAAAGCGGCTTCTCGCCTCTAGCGTTGCTCCACATTCCGTACAGTCTGTACAGATCGCTTAGGTTCAAGCTGCCACCAGCTGATTCTCTAGCTTCCTCTTCCAGGAATGCACCGATTCTGTCTTCATTCTTTTTGTAAGAATCGTGTGCTTCTTTGACAACCGCACACCATCCCAGTGGATCTAGCTGACTTGATGTTAGGTACTTAACTGCGCCATCAATCGCCCACGATAGGACTGCAGGAAGTGCACCCTCTGGGTCTGCAAGATACGGCTTAAGAGTTGTATCTGGCTTTTCTGGCTTATTGATTAGAGGAATTGGACGCATACGACGCCACATAGCATCATCAGTGATGATAGGCCTGTGGTTAGTTGAGATCCAAAGTTTACCTTGAGACGTGAACTGGATTGGTCGCTCACCTGGTGAACGTCCTTGAATAGTTCCAGAACCGGTCAACTTCTTTACCTGGTTCTCTTTAATGCGCTCTGACTCGGGCAACTCGTCTACCCAGATCATGCGACGTCCTCGTAGTTCCGCCATGTGGTACTCGTCGGTTGAACTAACTCGGTCGCCCAGAGCTAGAATGTTTGAATCTAGAGCCCAAGCGTATTCTGACTTTCCTAGAGCTTCAAAGACTGTTTCAATAAAAGTGTTCTTACCGGATCCAGGTGGACCGTAGATTAGAAACATAATGTCTTGGCTATTTAGACCAGTAAGGGTATATCCAACTGCCCGTTGTAGCCACTCCTGGAGCTCAACATCGCCCTTGGTAGCCTCGGTGAGGAATGACTCCCACCTGATATTTCTCAAGCCGGGAGTATATGGAATAGGTGATCTTTTTGTTAGATGAAGATCCGGTCTACCGGCCTTAAGTTCTCCAGTGCGAAGATCTACGACTCCATTTTTCACACCTAGCAGGTATGGATTGTTGTCCCATTCTTCAACTACTACTTGAATTCTCTCATCGGAAGATGCCTGGGCGATCATGTTTTCAATGGCTGAGTTAGATTTAGCCTTGTTTGCGTGCTTAACGAGGTCAGCAGCTTTCGGGTCATCTGATGGGTACAGTGCAACTTCACTAGCTACAACAGTTGACACCATCTTGCTGACTTCTTTGACAGATTTCATTTGGGTGTCAGGCTTCCAGTAATTGCCATCCCAGACGAACCATCCTACGTTTGGAGTGTATCTAACGCTAGCGCCAAAAGAGTCGACTAAGCGTCTACCATTTCCAACATCGGTTAAGCTTCGATAGCCAGGGCGTCCGCCAGCTTCACCAGAAATAGCGTCGACGTCTTTTGGCAGGTTGAGATTTCCGCCTAGGGCTACTTCTTTAAGGCCTTTACCCTGTGCTGCAAATGAGGCCATCTGCTCGCCTACTGCATTGGCCGTAGGTATAGATACGCTATCGTCATCTGTAGTGACAATTAGAGTAGGGCTGTAGTCGAATGCGTCTTTAGATGTTGCTGGCTTAGAGAAAGCATCTGTCACGTTTCCAGCCCACGACATGCCCTGGGTCTTTACCCAATCGCTGAGATCGTTCCAGAACAGATCATACTTAGGATTATTTGAGACCCAGTCGAGTGCTCGGCGAGTGTGCATCAAAACTCCGTTTTGACCCTCGACGTGCATAGGTGGGTTTACCATCTCGGCATTGAACCTGAGCATAGTGGACTCGACGGCGTGTCGTCCGGCTTCGTCTGTTCCAAACTTATTAGACAAGCCGCAGGCTAGCTTGTATAGACCGATTGCACGCTCGCCTTCCTGTAGGCCCTCGGCTAGCATTCCATCTATGTCTAGCTTTTCACCTTTAACCGTTAGGTCATACAGGAAGTCCCAGCTGCCGGTTTGGTATGAGGTGCTAGTGCCATTACTTCTTAAACTTTTTGCGCGAATTACTGCTAGAAGCTCTTCTGGGGCCTCAGCTACTTCGATTTCCCATGGTGCGTGGCCTGCTTTCCACTCATAGCAAACACCGGAAGCGTGCCTTGAAGGAGCAATCAGTACATATCCGTTGTGCTTAATGTCGATGCCTGGTAGGCCCTCTTTATTGAAGTTACCAATAAATTTCTCATTGGGATCGCACTTATAGACTAGGTGGCGACCACGAGTTCCGCGCTCCCCCCAGACGCCGGTGACGGCTTCTACAGTAGGAGGTAGCTCGCCTAAAGCTCGATCCATGAGCTTGTCAAATGACTTGTCACCGTCATGCCGTGGGTCGATGTCAATTACAAAAAATCCCGAAGGACCAGCGTACATACCGATATTAAACTCTGGATTGTCACTCCACCACTGCTCGATTTTTGCTATATCAGTAGTGGCGTCTTTTTGTCCGCTCTGCGATGCTGGGTGCTTACCGCGCTCTTTGGCGTCCATGTGAGACTTACCGCAAGTACATTTACCGCCCTGTATACCATGCACTGGCAGTACATGCCAACCATGCTCTGCATACCATTTAGCAGCAGGTAGTAGTCGTCCATTAGCTTTATCCCAGGCGTTTAGCTCCATAGCGGTGCCGCCTTAGGGGTGCAAGAAATGCGCATTTTTTCTCTCCAACTCAAAATCTTTAATCAGCATACACCTTTCAGATGCGTTTGCAAATCAAAAACGCGAAAGATGTCAAAAAGATCGGAGTTGTGACCAACTTAATGGCTAGACCTCTCCCAATCAGGGGGACCCTAATAGGGTAAAATGGATCAAGGCAAATCTAATTGCAAGATCTCTGTAGGAACTAGTATACATGACTAACGAACTAATCATGGCCGTTGCTGCCACAATCACATCTTTCGGTGTGCTAATCGGCGCGGTCGTTGCCGTGTACCGAATTGCTAAAAGAATTGATGGCGCATTAGGTATTGATCAGCAAGGCAGAACAATGTCTGATCGAATGGAACGAGTCGAGCACCAGCTGTGGGAAAATGGCGGCAGCTCCCTTGCTGACCGAGTCAACAACATTGAAAAGCATGTTGTAAAGGTTTCCACTGAGATCGAGTTCATTAAGGACCTAACCTTAGGTCTTCACAATGCGACTACTTCAATCACGTCGCAGCAGGTATACCCTGCCAACACTGACAATCTAATTGATCCAGTAAACAGACCTATTAGTAAGCCAATTAGACGCAAGAAGGCTAGTTAATTACTCTTCTGTTCCAGGAATAACTGGCTTCTCAAGTACTGGCGGTCTAGGCACTGTAGGTCTATCTGGCGAAGGACCTGCTAGTTCTGCAGACATATCTGATCTACTTAGCAGGTACTGGGTGACCCAGGTCTCAGCTTCAGCTGGAGATGCCCATTCGGTACCATCTGGCCATGTTGGCTGGTACAAAATTTCAACATCATTAGAGTCATATACTCTTACTTCTTTTGTGTTCTGATCTACGTCATATCTCATGGTTTAATCCTAAGCTATAGTTACTGATCCAACACTGGCTGCAGTGTAAGATCTTTCTGGTCTTGATGTTGCCACTGAAAGTTTAGATACCCCATCGGTACCAACAATTAGGGATGTACCCCCATTAGCTAGGCCCATAGGAACAAACTCCCAGTCAACTCCGTCATATGATACTGCTGCAATGTTGTAGGTCTCGCCTAGGTAAGTTCCGTAGCCAACTACAACATATACATTACCAAAATATGCTCCCTTGACCCAGTTTGTATTGGTCACTGCGTCAAATCTGGTTTTTGTTGGTGCCTGTATCCAGGTGGTGCCACTACTTGAGTACATGGAAGTTAGGCTGGTTCGGCTGAAGATTACGTAATTTGTATTACCCACTCCGCCAAATACCTGGGTCCATGTCACTGTAGATGGGATTGACATCGAAGTCCAAGTGGAACCATTACTTGAGTAGTACGCTGTAGCTGAGTTATCTACGAATAGGTAGAATCTACCGTCAACTGCAGATACTGGGCTGCTAGGTGCAACTGGTAGCGTTACTGAAGTCCAGTTTGTGAGGTTAGTCGATATGGCTGCCGCGGTAGATCCGACTGCAGATACCAGATATATACCTAATTCGCTGCTGTAAGTCACTTCCGACCATGCTTGAGAGCTGGGTAGTGTTGCGGTTGCCCATGTTGTAGATGACGATGAGTTGTAGGCAACAGACGATGTGTTTTTACCTACAAATACGTACTTCTTAGTTTGAGGGTCATACGCGCCGGGGATCCAGATCTGTGAGCCAGGCATTGTCTGCCTGCTCCAGTTAATTCCGTCACCAGAGACATAAATGTAATCTGATGCTGAGCCAGACGCTCCCATAAACATTCCATTGGAGTATGTAATCTTCCCCCCGCCGTACGTAGATGGCACGTGGAATGTTGACCAAGTTACACCCGAGTTAGAGCTTTCGACGACTAGGCTGCCATATCCGGCGATTAGAACCTTTCCAGATGGTACCGTGTCGCCAGCAGACGGCTTTAGAGTGTGCCAGAATCTGCCCACGCCTGGCAATGTGACTGGTTGCCAAGTCACGCCGTCGGCTGAGTAAGCCGCTGCCGTAGTTTCAGTGCTTGCCAAAACAAAGACGCCATCACCATACGATACTGTCATGCCATTCGAGTCCGGCCAAGATACTGTTGTCTCGGTCCAGGATGTGCCATTTGTCGAGTACGCAATTCGGCCAGGTCTCGACATCACGTACTTGCCGTTACCGTATGCGATACTGCCATAACTATAAGACAGCGAGGTTCTTGTCCAGCTAGTACCATCCGTAGAGGTGTATACAGAATTATCACCATACATAGGAGCTACAAATTTAGACCCGTCCCAGATGGCGCTGTTTGGACCAGCATTCTGAGACATGCTTGGCCAAGTGCGCTGAGTCCATGTAATACCGTCTGTAGACGTGTAGTAATAGGTATAGCTACCAAAGTAGCTATATGTGACGAATGTTGTACCGTTGTGTATTAAACCATTTGCATACCAAGTTCCGTTATTCGGTAGTCCAGCGAAACTACGCTGGGTCCAGCTACCTGTACCGGTTGAGGAAGTATATACATAATTTCCATAGCCAATAGCAACATATACTCCAGACTTATAGGCTACAAAATATAGCTCATCTGCCGGCATTGTAATAGTGTTCCAAGTAGCACCACTATCGTCGGAGTAAAATGCATTTACAGTGTCGGTACATAGATATAGACGAGAACCAGCAACAGATAGTCCATAGTATGTTAGCTGTCCAGGTACTGTTCCCAGTACTGACCACGATGAGGCATTAGTCGATGTGACCCATAATGGTGACCACCAGCCACCCGCTATAAATCTACCTGCACCAAACGCGTAGCCCATCGCAATAGTAGCTAGGCCTACGGACGACGGTGACGTTCTTTGAGTCCAGGAGATCAAGTCGGTTGATGTGTAGGAGTATGCCCCGTCATAGCTGACGGCTGAGTACATTCCATTACCGTATGCAATGTTGTACCAGGTTGATGTTGCTGGCATGGTTCTCTGGGTCCAGTTAACTCCATCTGGAGACGTGTGGTAAATGTTAGACCCCGGGGACGAGGATCCTCCGTAAGTGACAAACATGTTGTTCATGTATTTGCCGCTAGCGTCGGACGCTATGTTAGATACCGAGACGTCCACCCAGCTGAGTCCAGCATCATCTGAATACTCCACCTTGCCGCTGGAAATGACTACAAGACGTGTACCGTTGCTCAGAATTTTGTATCGATATCCACCAGAAGTTAGCGGAGTGCTGGATGCCCAGTTAATTCCATCAGTTGATCTAAAAATTGTTCCGTTCCCAGCTACAGCAACAAATGTATCCTGCGCGAAAGCTACGCTGGCCACATAGTCGTTACTTGTACCAGGGTGTGGGATGCCTGTCCACGAGACAGAGTCAGCGGAGAATGCAAAACCACCAGTGTATGTAGTTATTACAATTCCCTTGCCAGAACCATATGTAATTGCCGACGGGCTGCCGCCCATGCCGGTAACAGCCTGATAGGTCCAGGTGTAGCCATCTGTAGATCTAAAGATTCCATTGAACTGTCCAGTATTCATGCCCACAAAACCGAACTCATTGAAGTATTCAAGCACTCTTAGCTGCACATCTGAGGTCCCTGGTATGAAAACTCTTGATGGCTGAGCTGTCCAAGTCGATGCTGGGATGGCTATAGTACCGATCGAGGCGTTAATGACATCGGCTGCTGCTGCTTGAATAGAAACATTTCCGGTAAATGTCGACAACGACACGAAGCCGTCGACATCAACAGTCAGGGTGATTCTGTACTTAGCGTATTCGGTGACGTTAGATATCTCGGCTACTGGATACAAGCTAGGCAGATTTCCGTCATAGCTGTGCAGAACTACCTCTCCGCTACCTTCGAATGAAAGGATATAATCGCCTGCAGTGAATGGTCCAACTATGGCATTTCTACCAGATCCTAAAGGATAAACATCTTCTTCTATCCCTGATCCAGCAGGACCAGTGTCACCTGTAGGGCCGGCAGGACCGGTGTCACCAGCAGGACCGGTGTCACCAGCAGGACCGGTGTCACCAGCAGGACCGGTGTCACCAGCAGGACCGGTGTCACCAGCAGGACCGGTGTCACCAGTAGGGCCAGCAGGGCCGGTTGTACCGTCTGCACCGGATGCACCAGTAGGGCCAGTCTGCCCCGTTGCACCTGTAGAGCCGACAGCACCTTGCGGTCCTGTAGGTCCTAGAATTGAACCTAAGTCGTCGTATACTTCAGTTGATACGTTCCAAAAGAATAAGTGCCCACCGACAATATAGGCTACCCCGGCTTCGCCAGACTGTATCGATATATTGAATTCTTCTTCTGTAGCAAAAGTGCCGAGAATCTGGAACGAGGCCCCGTCCAGGCCGGCCGAACCTGTTGGTCCAGTATCGCCTTGAACACCCTGCAGTCCCTGAACGCCCTGAGCACCCTGCGGACCCGTTGCACCAGTAGCACCAGTTGCGCCAACAGCACCAGTCGGGCCGGTGTCACCTGTCTCACCTTGGATACCTTGATCGCCCTGCGCACCAGTTGGACCAGTTGCACCCTCTGCACCATCACTACCGTCCGCTCCAGCTGCACCTGTTGGACCAGGCTCGCCCTGCGTGCCTTGATCCCCTTGAGGACCAGTAGGGCCAATAGCTCCAGTCGGACCTTGAATCTCGCCGATAAGCAGCCAAGCACTAGTGTGGACATCCCAAACCCAAAGATATCCAGCAATTAGATAAGCATCCCCCGGCTCGCCAGTTGGGTGAGCGGCTTCTAGATCTTCTATAGTTGGGTAGCTACCCAAAACTTCAATTCCTTGGCCGGTTGCACCTGTTGGGCCTGTTGGTCCAGTTGTACCTTGAATACCCTGGTCACCCTGCGGTCCAGTAGGTCCAGTGTCGCCTGTTTCTCCCTGAATACCCTGATCGCCCTGCACGCCCTGGTCACCCTGGGGGCCAGTTGCGCCCACTTCGCCCTGAGGACCAGTTGCCCCAGTAGGGCCAGTTGCACCAACTTCACCCTGGGGACCAGTGGCTCCGACTAAACCTTGGACACCCTGAGAGCCAGTTGGCCCTATAGGTCCAGTAACGCCCTGAGGGCCAGTTGGTCCAACTGCGCCTGTTGGTCCTGTTACGCCCTGAATACCTTGAATGCCTTGTTCGCCCTGCTCGCCCTGCTCCCCCTGAGCACCAGTAGGTCCGGTGACACCCTGAGAACCTTGAACTCCGGTTGGACCCGTTGCACCTGTTGGACCAGTGGCACCCTGAGCACCAGTTGCACCTGTTGGTCCGGGTACGGTGCTATCTGCCCCTGTTGGGCCAGTAGGGCCGGTAGGTCCGACAGCTGACTCGTTGACAACTGCTGACCAAACTGAGCCTGTCCACTCCCACACATAGTCACCAGATGAAAACTGCTGACCAACACTTGGGCTATCTGGGAAATTAAGTGGCATTAGGGTGTTCCTCCGTCGATGGTGTCAGACCAGGTAAAATCATAGTCATCATTACTAGCTTTAATCAGAACTTGGCCAGTTGTGCCTCCAGTTGGTACACCCTGACCAGCAGGACCAGTATCTCCAGCAGGGCCAGTAGGTCCGGTAGGTCCGACTACGGTCGATCCGACTGACACCCAGGCGACGCCGTTCCACTCGCGCACCACTCCATCAGTGGTTACGCGCTGCCCTATTGAAGGGGAGTTCGGGAAATTAGTAGCGGCCATAGTTATATTTTACCATTCCTATATGACTATTGAAGTTGATTGATTAAAAGTGTAAACGTGGTATCCACCAAAGTTTGTATATACTGCTGATCCACGTTTAGGTAGTAGTGGCATAGTGTTTGGGTACCTAATCTGAACTACCCCGCTGCCCCCCGAGCCTTCTATTCTATTTGAAAATTGACCGCCAAATTCTGAAGTAGTGCTAGTGATATAGGGAGATCCGCCACCTCCGGTGTTGGCACCAGCGTTTATGTTGCCGTCAGATCTACTGGTCAGTGTTCCAAGATATGTCGTGCCACCGGTGTGACCGTTAAAGAGATTTCTTCCTATACGCACACCTCCGGACCCGCCTGCAGCTACTGTTCCTCCGGTAAAATTACTGACACCAGGGCCAGCTGTAGTTGTATTAGAGAATGATGGTACTACTGTGTAGCAGAATCTACGTGTTGAACTGAGGCCTTCTTGGTGGGTGTCATAAAATTGCTTGTACGAGTACATAGTTACAGTACTGGCATTGCCTCCAGCGCCAGCGGCCCCATGGAAGTAGTTAGTTAGTTGGGTGGCCGTACCATTACCGCTAAAATTATTACCGCCGGTTCCTGTATAGCCAACACTAGCAGTGGTCAGCATGGTAAAAGCCTCGTTTAGATATCCCGGCTCTGTTTCAGTCGTAGTCGCTGTCCCTGATCCAATTTTTTCCGTGTAAGCACTGTATCCGGCTTTTTCAAAGGATACTGGTTCTATCGAGACATACGTATTAGGGTCTTGCGCTACGATACTGCTGCCTCTTACCCCAATGGCGTCGCTACCGGTTCCAATCCAAATATTTAATGAGCCCCCCGAAGCAAGTCTTAATGGGGGAGTGCCGGTGGATGGGTCTACTAGTCCTCTAGTAACCTCCCCCCCTGCTCCGGCAACTGTGCCATAGGAAGGCTGACCACCGTTTACGACAAGGTACTCAAAGTCGAACGTTGTGTTTAACTTAAAAGAGGATGCCGCTACGGCTATTGGTATAGGCATTTTACGAGATCAGATCTCCGATTAGTACGTATACGCCAGATGCAACACACTTAATTGATGCTGCTGCGTATAGACCTCCGGTTTTGGTGCTTGAGTTTCTAGACACTAAACTAACTCCCGAGCCCTGCACGAAAGTTATTTGATCCGCTTCTTGGCTAGACATTTGAATAAAATCAATCTGCTCTCCAACATTCAGAACGTTGTTTACAGTTACAGTTATAGCCGCCGAAGAGGTATATAGAACACCAGCGTCTGTCGATAAGATACTGTAATTCGAAGATAAGACCGACACCGTTTGAGCAGAGTTAAATCCTCCAGTTGGGCCGGTAGCACCAGTAGCACCAGTAGGTCCTGTATCGCCAGCCGGTCCTGTATCGCCAGTAAGTCCAGCCTCTCCTGCCGACCCCTGAGCACCAGTTGGACCAGTCTCGCCGATAGCGCCAGTGGCACCAGTCGGACCAGTGGCTCCCGTCTCACCTTGGATACCTTGATCGCCCTGCGCACCAGTTGGACCAGTGTCTCCAGTGGCACCGCTTGGACCTACTGCACCTGTAGATCCAGTTGCACCTTGGGGGCCAGTTGGCCCTGTGTCTCCGTCTACACCATCACTTCCGTTAGGGCCAGTAGGCCCGGTAACGCCGGCTGCTCCGGTCGGGCCTGCAATTGATGCAGCCACTTCGACCCACTGGGCACTGTCGATATCTACATACCAAATGAATAGTCTGTTATTACTAGTGTCATACCACAGTTGCATGTCGTAAGGGTCGGCTGGTGGAGTATCGGCGTTTGTTATGTTTGCCTGATCTCCCGTCGGACCTGTTGCTCCCGTTGGGCCAGTAGGACCTAGGTCGCCTTGTGCGCCCGTTGGGCCTAGATCGCCCTGAGGTCCGGTAGATCCGACATCACCCTGTGGTCCAATATCACCAGTTGCACCTGTCGGGCCCACAACGCTTGATAAGTACGGTGCCCAGTAGTTGGTGTCATTGAGCGCAGCCCATGTCTGAGGCACATCCTGCACTGCAACATATAGGTTCAATGAGTCGTCTCGGACTACATCGCCCTCAGAGAATGCGGCGTTGAAATCCCACTGCCCAGCAAAAATAAATCCTGGACCAGTGTCGCCTTGAGTGCCAGTCGGGCCGGTGTCACCTGTCTCACCTTGGATACCTTGATCGCCCTGCGCACCAGTTGGACCAGTCGGTCCGGTGTCTCCTGTAGATCCTGTAGGGCCAGTCTCACCAACTTGCCCCTGAGCACCAGTTGGACCAGTCGGTCCGGTCTCGCCTCGGTCAGCAACTGGAGTCCAAGAAGCATTGATAGTTCCTGGCTCTGGCGGATACCCCGGATTTCCTGGATTCCCCGTGCGGTAGTAGAAGCCACCCTGATAGGTCACTGCATCGCCAATAGTGTAGTAGTGGCCATTGTCATAGGCCTCTATAAAAGTCCACGGCTGAGGGCCTGTTTCGCCAACTGCACCTGTGGGTCCGGTGTCCCCTGTGACACCTTGCTCTCCCTGAGGCCCTGTTGGTCCAGTATCTCCCTGGGACCCTGTTGGTCCAGTGTCTCCCTGAGGCCCTGTGTCTCCGGTTAATCCGGTTGGACCCTGTGGAATTATAAAATCTACAGTTTGATTTGGGGCAGTGCCAGTTATAGTTACCTGAGCATCCCCACCCGGTGTACCGGTGAGTACTTCACCTACGCTAAGCTCGTTGGTAGCACCAGTAGGACCAGTAGCACCGATAGGGCCGGTTGGACCAGTCTCTCCAATTTCGCCCTGAGCACCAGTAGGACCAATTGCTCCGACCTCACCCTGAGGCCCCACTATCTGGCCGACAGAGTTCCAGTCTGATCCATCCCAAACATATAGGTCACCATCCGAAATGACGATGTATGCATCATTCAGCTCGTTGCCGGTATCTGGTAGATCTTCAGGAATTGCAACAGTTCCAATAAAGCTTATGCTAATGCCCTGAGGTCCGGTTGGCCCGGTTAGGCCTATTGATCCAGTGGGTCCTGTTGCACCTATTCGGTTTGCATTTACTTCAACCCAAAAACCATCGTAATAGATGTAAAATTTTGCTTCAGAGTCATTAAACCAAGCGTCTCCAGCTTCTGGAGATAGTGGCGGCGAAGATGAGACATAAAAATTACCCTCGGGACCGGTAGCTCCAGTTGCACCTGTAGGTCCTAGCTCCCCTTGAATACCTTGAAGACCCGCTAGACCTTGGGCACCTGTTGCGCCGGTAGGTCCGGTTGCACCCGTTGGACCCGCTGTACCTGTAGGGCCAGTAATAGATAGACCAGCTAGACCCTGAGAACCAGTGGCACCAGTGGCACCAGTAGCACCAGTAGCTCCTGTAGCCCCTGTGGGTCCAGTAATAGAGAGACCAGGGATACCTTGAGCACCAGTAGCACCTGTTGGGCCGGTAGCACCTGCGGCACCAGTTGGACCTGTTGCACCGTCTAAACCATCTGAACCATCTGAACCATCAATACCATCTGCGCCTGCGGCACCAGTGGCACCAGTCTCACCCGTAGCGCCTGTTGGACCAGTAGCGCCTTGAGCACCAGTAGCGCCTGTTGGGCCGGTAATTGATAGACCGGACGTACCTGTGGCACCAGTAGCACCTGTTGGACCCACTGAACCTGCGGCACCTGTAGCACCGGTTGGACCTGTAATTGATAAACCAGCAAGACCTTGAGCACCTGTTGGACCGGTTGCACCAGTTGCACCAGCTGCACCTGCGGCACCGGTTGGACCTGTAATAGAGAGACCAGGTAGACCAGAAGCACCAGTAGCACCTGTTGGGCCGGTCAACCCAGCCGCGCCAGTTGGACCAGTAGGTCCTACAGCGCCGTCAGAGCCATCGCTACCTGACGCACCTGTTGCACCGGTTGCACCGGTTGGGCCGATAGCACCGGTTGGTCCTGGAACAGTACTAGCTGCACCAGTCGCACCAGTGGCACCAGTCGCACCAGTGGCACCAGTGGCACCAGTGGCACCAGAAGTACCTGTTGGGCCTGTAGGGCCACCTGCTGGACCAGCCGGACCAGTCGGACCTGCTGGACCCTGTGGGCCTGGACCTTTTACGTCAACATATGCAAAGTTGTCGGAGAGTGCCATTATTTGGTAACCTCGGCTCTCACTATAAATTTACCTTGAATGATTCGAGTAGTTTCGCCATCTGACGACTCGATTTCGATGTCATATACATAAGTTTTGGGCTCGTATGCAGCCATATCTGCAGGCGGAATTAAAAGAGTCACTGACCCTGCGGATTCATTTATAGTTAAATAGCCGTTCTCTGTGGTGTATTCGGCGATTACGATGGGCGCTGGATCCCTGTTTTCCGTGTCCCATTGTCTGACTTGCATACGAGCCGTATACCCTGTAAGAGCAATGACCCTGCGAGCTGAATTTTTTATGCCAAACACCTGATGTACGGTAGATCCTTGGTCCGTAATCAGATCGTGCATATTGCCGCGGAGATAACCCATTGCGAGTCCTTACAGGGGGGCTTGACTAGTCCCTATAATTTTACCGCAGTTTTACTAAACCTAGTTAGTAGCCGCCCTGGCTTCCGCCTTCTGTAAGGGGGTGTACACCCTTATCTAGCTGGTCTTTCCACTCGTCCTGCATAACCTTCTGTTCTTCACGGACCTTGGAAATCTCGTCCTCCCACTCCTTTATGCGTTCTTCGGAGTATGTGGATTCGGCGTAGTCCCAGAAAGCGCCAATTGTATGACGGGTTGACCCTTCGACTACTGTAACTTCGTGGACATTGTTGATGCCACCAGGGAACGTGATTAGCTGCCTGGCCTTTGGCTTTAGCTTGATAGGGTGGTCTCTGAAGTTTAACTCGCCGCCTTCATAATCATCGTTGATGTAGAGGAGGCAGACAAGCTTACTCTTCTCCCATGCCGACCAGTTCCCCTCCATGTCGGTGTTGTCCGAGTGGAAAGGGGCAAATGCGCCAACATTCCACTTCTGGGCGTGAGAAGATACTGACTTTACTGGACGCAGGTGAGCATCCTCTACCGCCTTGTGCATGCGGTCTGCCAAGGTCCCTAGGTAGTCAATCGATAGCCCATACTTCTCTAGCAAAGGGTCCTGGGGCATAATACTCATGCCGTATGACTCGAAGAATGCAGACATGCTCCATGGCTGCTCTGGGTCCTCGAAGAAAGCTATGATCTTTTCTGCCTCTTCTTCAGTGAGAAAGTTATCGTAAAAGATAATGTCATCTTTTAAGTAGCCTTTATCGCCAAACTCTGTTGGTGTGGTCTCGATGTTAGTCATGAATTTCTCCTGTATACCCTAGATCTGTGAAAAAGCGATCTACTTGAAATCTTTGGTTGTCCTTTGAGAATAGCTTAGCAAACTCATAGGTCAGATAGTTGAACACTTCTTCATCAATTTTTGGCTTAGTGGCGTTTAGTATTTCAGCTACCTTGTAATACTGTGCTCTTTCAAAAACACACTCGCCGCCTCGCGGGCGTCTAAGAACTTTACTGTGCACTCTACCGGTTGGTTCATAGAGTTCTACGGTTAGGAAGTCCTTAGCAAACCCCCAGTCTGTATATGCTGTGTATCCAGTAGTGGCGTCTATCGCGTTGTCATAGAAGTATATGGACCGTACTGGTGACTCGCCATCTCTGGATATAGTCAACATATAAGAGTCGCCTCTACCGGCGGCTGCTCTAGCCTTAAACTCGTCTACCATCGTCTGGTTTGTCATATTTAGATCAGACATACTTATACCTCTTCAAAGTATTCATCTAGAGTGCCAGCCTCTAGCATTTCATAGTACTCCCGCATGGACAACCGAAGCCTCAACACGGGGTCCTCCACCATAGCTTTGTCTCTCTTGCGTCTGACTAGCTCTAGTTGATCCCAGTTATCTCCATATTTATTAGAGAAGTACTCGTAGTCTTCAGTGGC